TCAATTTGAAGAAGTAGGTAAAGTAGATGATGCAGAAGTAGAAAAAGAAATTGATAAAGCATCAAAAGAAGTGGATAAGGAAATAAAAGAAGAAGATTTAACTGTAGACAAAATAGATAGCAGTGCATATCAAAAACTATTTGATCGTTTATATTTTTCCATAGTTACTTCTTGCTTATTGGGATACGGTGATATTTATCCTGTAACTAATATTAGTAAAACAATTGTTATGATTCAATCCTTCTTTACCATATCATTAATTGTACTATAAAATATTTTATTAATTTTAATTATAAAATTGAAATTAATAAGTAATTGTATTTAAAAATAAACAATTAAGTAATCAAAATGGATAACGGTTCGTTGGTGAACGATTCACTAATGATGCATTACATAACAACCAATAATATAAAGGCTATTAAATCTACAATCGGAATATGTTATAATGTAAATAATGTCATACCTGATGGAGATAAACCAGACAGTTTTCTAGTGAATAATAGAATAGTTGTTGGTACTTTCAGGGATTTTACTCTTTTACATTATGCTTGTGGTACAACAATACGTATCGAAACCGCAAACTCATTTAATAGAGTATACCCGATCGAAATTATAAAATATCTTGTTGAAAATAATGCAGACGTAAATAAAAAGGACGGTCAAGGCCGTGCACCATTACATTATGCATGTAGTATTTATTTTAATTCACGCAAAGAAGGTAAAAATGTTTCAGATATTTCAGTTATAGAATATTTATTAGAAAATGGTGCAGATATCAATATTCAAGACAATTACGGCACCAACCCATTAATATATATAATTGATTTTTGTACAAGAAAAACAATATATCAGGCTGATTATTTAATTCGATATTTAATTCGAAATGGTTGCAAAATGGGATTTATTAGTGAAGTTACAAATCAATACATGGATTATGATATATTACTCCGCTTGTATCCTGGGTTAATGAACGGACATTTGGCGTATATTAATAAATACAGAAAAGATTTAGATATTAAAGAAAACTATTTTGAACTACTAGAAATATTTAACATTAATAGTGATGATTTATCAAATAGGTTAGACAAAATTATAGAATTGATTGAATATTTAATTGATAATGGAGCAAATGTGAACGCCGCTGATTTTTGCAAGGAGACGTTATTGTATAATGCTCTTAAATATGGTACCATAGACCATTGTAAAAGATTAATAGAAAAAGGAGCATCCATGCATAAAATAAATGCCGGTAATTTAACAGCGCTTGAAACACTAATAGATATTGGATATACTTTTGGATTTCGTTTTCATTTGATTAAATACTTTACTGAATTAACAATAAAAATAACTAATTTGAAAAGAAGTGAATTTAAAAATCTAAAAGATATAGTATTTCTAGTAAATTATTCACTAGATAACGAAAATAATATAAAAATAAGACACGAAATTGCTGATATTTTAGTTCGAAAAGGATTTTATGCAAAAAAATATTCAATAAATTCAAAAATGGGTAATGCTTACCAATTATATATGGCAGAAAAGGAAAATGTCAAGAAAATATGTCAAAAAAAGAATATATTTATTGAAATTGAAAAACATATATTAAGTTATTTGGGAGAGGACACTATATTCGACGTAAAATTTTTATTTCCTATATATGAGAGTAGTGATAGTGACTCGGACAATAATCCTGAATTATATAGGGATTTTGATGTAAATGAATTATATAATCCTAAAAATTCCATAAACTTAAATTATTATCTATTAAACTTACATCATTATAATAGATAAATATTTAAGTTTAATACATAAAAATAAATTATTATCTATTATAATGATATTATCTAAGCTAATAACGCATGAAGATAAATTTCATATTCATAAAACAATGGGTTTATTAACCTTAACGAATTTTTTATTTCAAACAATACATTATTTTGCATATCAAAAATTATATTACATAAACTATTACATTTTTATTCATATATTTTTGCATTTAACAAGTTTTATATTTCAGGTATTGTCAAAACGTCCCAAAGCAGGTGATAAAATGAAAATGTTTATTTGGGAAGAGTTAAGATTACATTCTATGATCTTTGCATATCGTGCTTGTTTTAGCATTTTATTTCCAGAATATGCTAGAGGTATTATTTTTTTAACTATGATAGCAGCAGATTTAACAACAAAATATGTTGGAGATGATACTTTTACAACAGTTAGAGGACAACACGATAAGGAAAAATCTTGGAAAAAACAAATATATAGTGCCTTTTTTAGTATGAGTCAAATGGGTGCTACAGCTATTTGTAGTGGATGTTTTCAACCAAGTTACAATAAATTTTTGACATTTCAAACTTTGATACCTATTCAAACCTCTGCATTTGGCTTGACTTTATTAAGAAAAAATATTATTGATAAAACAGCATGGCAAATAGTGTATTCCATTGAATTAAGTTTAGTCTATATTTATTGGTATTATGAGTATGGTAATTTATATATCATTCCAATGAGTGGAGTTCCTTACTTTTTCAGAAAAATAGGTTTATCAAAGTATGCTATTTGGATGTTATTTATATTTATCGATAAATTGCAACAAGAAAACTTAGATATACTTACTTATTTAAAAATAAAGTAACTATTTTATCTATTATTATATAAATGGATAAAGTAAGTGTAATTATACCAACATATAATAGATTTAAATATCTACTAAATGCAATAAAATCTGTTAAACAGCAAACGTATTCCAATATTGAAATAATTGTTGTAAATGACTGTTCTACCCAAGAAGATTATTATACATTTGATTTTAAAAAAGAATTTGGAGAAGAGTTTTATATCATACATTTACCGAAAAATTCTCGAAAAACATTTGGTAATGTATGTGGTGGAGGAAATTCTAGAAATATTGGTATAATGATAGCGTCAGGAACTTATATAGCGTTTCTCGACGATGATGATTCTTTTTTGCCAAACAAAATAGAAAAGCAAGTACAAGCAATGAAAGAAACTAATTGTTCTTTTTCTTGCACTGAAGGATATGGAGGAAACAATGCATATAGAGCGGATCAAAAGTATAGAACATGGCATTACAATGGTATTTATTGGAATTCTTTGAAATCTATATTTAAAAATAAACCAGAATTATTAAATAATATGTACAAAAATGAAGTCAATGTTTGGAACGCACAAGCAATAAATACTCATAATTGTATACTCTGTTCATCTACTATGATAAAAAAGGATTTAATTAACAAGGCAGGATACTTTCCATTAAGACATTACGCAGAAGATTGGGCATATTGGAAAGAAATAATTAAATATACTAATTGCGCTTTTGTTAAAGAGCCATTAACCTATATTGATTTAGGTCATGGTGACGGAAGAAATTATTAGTTCGTTAATAATATAAATAAAACGTATTGATATTATTATATAAAATGAGCATTGAAAATGATATACCGAAAGTGATTATGCAAACAGGATACAGTGAAAAATATGAATCAACCACAAAAACAGAAATTATTGAAATGAATCCTTCATTTCAATATGAATATTATAATGACAATGATTGCATAACTTTTTTAAAAAAAAAATTTTCAGAAGATGTACTGATAGCATTTAATAAATTAAGACCAGGTGCTTTTAAAGCAGACCTTTTTCGATATTGTTATTTATATATAAATGGTGGTGTATATATTGATTTAGATATACTCCCTAAAAAACCTTTAAATCAATTACTTGTAAAGGACACAGACTTTATTTCTGCCTTAGAAAATAGACCAGGTAGACATATAAATGGAATATATCAAGGATTTATTGCTTGTAAAAAAGGAATTCATTTTTTAAAAACTGCCATAGAAACAATTGTGTACTATACTCAAATTAATTATTATCCAAGCAATGAAGAATCGGATATATGGATAAATATATTATCTATTACGGGTCCAATATTACTTTATAATTCAATGAAATTAAAAAAAAGACCTTTATGCGGGAGCATGATTTTAAATAATACTTCCATTTTCTTATATAGTTTCAATCAAGACATTTACGATTTAAATAATGAAAAAATAATGCAGAATGATATATCGTTTACTCGAAGTAATGATTATGCACAATTATTTTGGGAAAAAAAGGTATACAATGACGAATAACATTTTTTACATTTTAAAATAAAAATACGTTTTAATATACTTTGCAAATAAATTACGTTAAAAATTTGCAAGATATTATATACATATAATGTAAAATGAATCATTATATGTATCCTTCGAATGCAAAAGAAGCAATCGTTTCTTATTTTATTATTATGTTAGAATATATTGCAGAAACAAAATTTTTATGTCCTTTAGAAGACATTATGGCATGTGATTAAACTGTTATCATGATAAAATTCTTGATCGTGTAATATAATTAAAAATAAATATATATTATATAAATATGACTGATTATAGAGTTAAAGGAATTCAAGCTAAATTACCGGTGGGTACAATTCTTTATTATGCGGGAACAACAGATCATTTACCAAGCGATTGGAAACAATGTAATGGGATGGCTTTATCAAGAACAGCGTATCCTGAACTATATGCATTTCTTGGTACTAAATATGGTTCTAGTCATTCAAGTGACTTTAATGTTCCTAATCTAAGTGGAAACAGAATACGTGGACACGGTGATTTTTCGAATACCCATATTGCTAATAACTCAGGGGCTTCTAATGTTAGTTTAAATTCCAATCATCTTCCGCAACATAGTCATGTTGGTAGTAATTGGAATCATAATCATACTTATACTAATAATCAAAAATTTCACGATATTGGCAATGGAAGCGGAAACCCTAGATACGTGACAAAAGGAAATAGCGGTAGGAATATTGATGATGGTGATGTTACCATGAGATGGAATTATGACGGTGGTGGGACTGGTACTACCGCTACTCAAGGAAGCGGTACTTCATTTCCATTAAATCCTCCTTATTTGATATTATATGCAATTATAAAAGTAATGTAAATATTATATAATTTGTATATATAATGAGTAATTTTATTGGTTTAGAAGTACCAACAGGTTCAATAATGCCATGTGTAGATTTTAATTTTTCTAATTTAGGAAATGCATGGTTATTATGTAATGGTTCCCAAGTTAGTAATACTACATATCCAGACTTATATACTGTTATAGGAAGCACATATAATACTGGAGGCGAACCGTCAGGCATTTTTCGACTACCAAATTTAGTAGACAGAATTACATTATGCGGGACAGGAAGCTCTGTGGGCCTTACTGGCGGATATAGTACTTATACATTAGGTACTGCCAATATGCCTAGTCATAGTCATTCATTTAGTCAATCTTCCCATCAACATTTTTTTTCTAGCATATATGGAGATGATTTTAATGATGTTGGTGGAACTGGTGGCTTTTATAGAAAATCAGTTGTAGGCGCAAATGATGGAGCCAATACTCATCGATGGAATCCAACATCAGGATACACAGATGGTGTAGATTTAACCACAGGAAATACAGGAAGTAGCACAGCTTTTAACGCAGTTCCTGCTTCAAAAAAGGTATTATATATCATAAAGACATAGATATATGCATGATACTAATTATTTTGATTTGTGATATTATTTATATATAAAAATCTATATTTTAGTATATAAATGTCATTCAATAACTATGATTATATAGAAAATTATTATACTTATAAAGATAAGGGTGTTTTAATACCAAAAGGTTCAATTATAATGATGCCAATGGTTATATCGGCAAGTGACCCAGATGGATTTTTACGATGTGATGGCAGAGCAGTACCTAGTGCCCTTTACCCAGATTTATATGCAGTTATAGGTACAAATTTTGGTGGAAATAGTACTAATTTTAATTTACCTAATTATGAGTCACAATTTTTATATGGTAAATCGAATGCTTCGGACGAAATGAATAAATCTATTGGAAATAATAATCATACGTTAACTGCGGGCCAATTGCCTAGTCATAACCATTCTTTCACTACAATAAGACATGCTCATACTGGAATTGTCAGCGACCGTGCACAGCCATATAATGATGATTTTAATAATAGTGGCGGCGGATTGCGAGGACTTTACAAGGCTGGACTTCAAGAGATAGGAGATAGTTATGGAATTGGGGCTGACAGTGCAATTGCAACTATTTCAATTAACAATGAAGGTCATTCACCTCCTAGTTCATTTAGTATAGTACCATTACATAAAGTAATGGTTTTCTTGATAAAATATTAACTATTAAAATAATTTAAACTTTAAAATTAACATACAATAGTATGTTAAGTTTGTTTTCTAGTTGCATACAGGAAAATAATTGTAAAGAACTTATAAAAGAACAAAAAGAAAATGTTAAAATAGATACTTTACCTTATTTTACAGAAACGATTGATTCATATATTTCTATTTATGAAGAAGCTTTACCTGCAGATTTATGCGATAAAATCATAAAACTTTATGCCAAAAATAAACATTTACATTTTGAAGGTCGAACATTGTCAGGATTGACTAGTGATTTAAAAAAAACAACAGATATGTCTATAACACGTGGAGAAGATTTAGAATTAAATACAATAGATGGAATATTAAAAAATAATTTGGGACATCATATGGAAAAATATGTTATGAAGATATTAGGTACATATGATAATAGGTATTTGACTGAAGGTGAAATGCATGATACAGGATATCAGTTACAAAAATATAATAAAAATGAAGGTTTGTATAACACACATACAGATGATAGTTCCCAAATATTATTAAATAAAATTCATTCAAGAGTTGTTACATTTATATGGTATTTAAATGATGTAACTGAAGGAGGTGAAACAGTATTTATAAATAAGTGTAAAATAAAACCCAAAAAAGGGAACTTGCTAATTTTTCCGTCTTTATGGACATATCCTCATTGTGGTATGGTACCAGAAAGTAATGATAAGTATATAATAACAGGTTGGATGTATATGTCTACGAATAATCTGGATGATTAGTTTGAATAAAAAAGAGATTCTACTTAACAAAATTGATTTCTTTTTATAATCAGTGATAATAACAGAACAAAGTTATAACAATATGGTGCGCAAGAGATGGCGTTTTCGTAATGATATTACGATATCGTTAAGTTTTAAATGGGCAATTCAAAATGGAGACACTGAGATAGTAAAAAGGTTAATAGAAGAAGGAACTAATGTGAATGACACTGGTGATAAAGGCATGGATGACACTCTTGCGAACAAGACTCCTCTCATAGTGGCATGTGAGAAAGGTTTTACAGAAATAGTGTCATTGCTGGTGGATAAGGGAGCTGATGTGAATGTGAAGGATAAGTGGAAACGGTCGGCTCTCATGTTCGCATGTCAGAAAGGATACATAAAAATAGTATCAATACTATTGTGGAAAGGAGCCGATACGAATGCGATTGTGCCAGATTTTCACAAAGGGGGCTGGAAAAGTTGGACGGCTCTCGATATAGCAAATAAATATGTTCATAAAGAAATAGTGTCATTAATAGTAAATCATCAACGTCGCCCTGAACTTAAGAAACAGATATTAAAAATAGCTTTAGTAATCAAAAAAGGATTAACACAAAAAAGAGACAAACTCTTAATGCTTTCTGCACAGAGAGATATGATTTATCATATTGCATCCTTCTTTTAGATAAAAACTTCTGTGTAAACAGTAAATCAAACATTATTAGGGTTGTATTGCATAGTGTTTTCACCATGTAATTTTTGCATTAATTGTTCTTTTTTCTTTGCTTCATGTTGTTTTTTCAATGCACAACCTCGATGATGTGCAGTAAGTGCTCTAACATTTTTTGCAACATAATTACAAAATTCACAAGTATTTTCTTTTGAAGCAGAAGAAGCAAACATCCGTGATAAATAATGCTCTAAACTGGGTAATTTTATATCATCAATTTGCGAAATAAGTTTTTGATGATAGTCTTTAATGGTTTTTATATGAGTTAATTTATTATTGATAAAGTTTTGATATTCTTTATTAATATCTCCCAAAAATTCTTTACTAATATTTATATGTTCTCCACTACCCACTTCTAATTCATTCAAACAAGATTTAAAATAATCTATAATATCTACGGCAGACTTAATTTTATCGGCATCATATTCAACGTTATGTAAATAAGTGAGAACATTATTATTATGCAATTCTATTTCATAGTTATTTTTATTGGCAATACCATAATGTTGAGCTAACATAATACCTGAACAGTTCTTATTTTCAATATCGCGTAAGAATTTTTTGACTTCTTCTTGACCAACATTTCTATCATAATTCTTGTTTTCAAACAAGATAACTGGTTTATCTCTTCGTTTTAAAATAATATCTCCTGTTTCTTTTGTCGTACCAACAAATTC